AGATTCATTCGCTGTCTTAACACCGCATGACGAATTTACAATCGATGCTTTAGGACAATTCCTTAAATCAGATGGTACTACATTATGGCCAGTAAATACATTAGGTGTACAAACACTGAAAGGTGCTCTTAACCTTACTGTAGATATTAAAGGTGATTCATTAAATGAACCAACATTAAAACCAAATGAAATACTGATAGCTGACAATTCACCAGAAATAGCTGACATAATTGTAGGAAACTATTTAGTACATTTTGAAGGATCTGTTACTATACCACATTCAAGGTTAACAAGGATTAATATTGTAGAAGGTGGATTAACTGCATCAGAATATCCAATTTTATCTAGTTTACCTGCAGGTGTAAAAGGTGTTAAAGTAACATGCCAATCTGAAGTAAGCGTAACTACAATAGGTGGCGCTGGAGGACAAAAAACAGTAGAGGTTTATTATCCGATTGATTCTTGGGTAGATTACCTTAACGTATTTGAATTACCTGGATTTGCATTAGATTCAACTAAACATGTACCAGATGGAACAAATTCTAGACAGAATAAATGTTTAAGTCCTATATTAGGAGGAACTAATTTATATAAAGCTCTAACTGACAGAGAAACAATTAACTTCCGTTATGTAGTAGATACTTATGGAAATGGAATTGAAGCAAATTGTAAAGCTATTTATACAAATTTATGTATGGGTAGAAAAAATGCATTTGCTATTGTAAACGCTCCATCTGCTAAAGACTTTAAGAAAAATACTAATCCAAGCTTTACTGATGCAACTGGTGGTTTATCCTCTAAGTTTATCGCGGAAGGTGGAAATCTTGCATTAAATCCAACTATTAGGTTCTCGTTACCTGCTGCAACAAGTGGTGGATCTTGGGGAGGATATTATTATCCATTCTTAACTGTTAGAGATTTAGGAAAGAACATAAGTGTTCCTCCTGCTGCAAATGTATCTAATAACTTTATTCTTAAATATGAAAACGCATTACCTTGGTCAATCGTAGCAGGTGTAAGGCGTGGTGTAATAGGTGGAAATGGAGTTGTAGGATTAGAACTTAATCTTGACCAAGAAGATCGTTTCTTCTTAGAGCCATTTGGAATTAATCCAATTGTATTCCAAAGTGGAACAGGACCAACTATATTTGCAAATAAAACTGCACAACAGGTTCCAAAATCTGCTTTAAGTTCAATTAATGTTAGAGAGGTTGTAATTTATATCCAAGACGGTATTGAAGCAATTCTTAAAAACTACTTATTTGAATTTAATACAGCGCAAACAAGATTAGAAATTAAAACGCTAGCTGACAACTTCTTATCAACTGTTCAAAACGATGATGGTGTTTATGATTATAGAAATATAATGGATGAAACTAATAACACACCTGAAGTTATTGATCAAAATGTAGGTATCCTAGATACATTCATTGAACCAGTAAGAGGAATGGAAATTCTTGTACAAAGAACAACTATTTTAAGAACTGGTGCAATTAGTACTGGAAACTTCCAATAAGAAGGTAAAGAAGACGAATATATAAAAAAACAAATAAAATATGCCACTACCACATTATACCCAATCAAGGGCCAGTAGCCAAAGGTACGAACCTATTCAGCCTAACCTATTTGAGGTGACTGTATTTTCACCATTAGGGGATGATACGGGTTTAATCTTAGAGCAAGTAAAAACCATTGGAGGATTAAATAACTTAAATCCATCAATTGATGCTATAAATCAAAAATATAAGTTTGCTGATAGATCCTTTGCAGGAATGCCAGGCCAAACGTTTGTTGATTTAACGCTTAACTTCAGTCTTAACTTGAATGAAGCTAATGAAAACTATATCTACAATACTTTCCGTAATTGGAATAATTTAATCTATGATCCATTAACTGGAGAAATGGGATTAAAGAAAGATTATGTAGGAAGTATGATTGTAGTTCAATATAATAGAGCAGGGGATATCTTCAGAAAGATTACATTTAAAGATGTATTCCCAACAGGACAACCTGATTTTATAGATGAATTGAGTTATGAAGTCCAAGATGCAGCTGAATTAACAATGACTTATCGTTGTGATCACTGGGTTGAGGAAAACGTAGGAGCATAAATTAAATATTAAACTGGGAATATTAAAGTATTCCCAGTTTTTTTGCCTTCTCCTTAATATATAATATAAAATATATAATATAGAAAAATGATAATCTATAAATTACAACAACAAAAAACAAACAAAGTTTATGTAGGGTATTCTGTAAATGATAATCCAAATAACTTTGGAACAGGAAAATACATTAAAAGAGCAGTTAAAGATTTTGGAACAACTGCATTTAAAAGAGAAGTTTTAGAAGTTTTTAATAATGACGAATCTTTAAGTGATGTTTTAAAAAGAGTCGAGTATTGGATTAGTAAATTTAAATCTGATAATTCTAAATATGGTTTTAATGAAACTGTACAAGAACTCATTCCACAAAGAAAAAGGCTTACTAAAAAATTACAAGTTTTATTGACACCTGAGGACGAAGATAGTCTAAATACAATAATTATACAAAAATCAATGGAAACTGGTATAAAACCTGTAGCTATTTCTAGATATGTAAGACAGTTAATAGTTGAACATATTGTTGATGAAACTAAAATTGAAAAACAATTAATAAAAAACAATTAAAAATGTCAAAAGAGCACGAAGAAAATATTAAAAAGGAATTTGCTGCTGCTGAAGGTATTGCAGTAGAAGCTACAGAAACCCCTAACGAAGTAATTAAAGAATTAGGAAAGGTTGATGTTAGTAGGCAAATGGATCATACTTCCCCTGATGATCCAGAAATAAAAAGATTAAATGCATTAGTAGGATATACTAGATTAAATCTTAATACATTTCCATCTAAAGGTAAATTTTATAGGGATGATTTTGAAATTCATATTAGAGCTGCAAAGGTTGCTGAAATTAGAAACTTTTCTACTATTGATGAAGAAAACCTTAGGGATGTAGATGAAGGCTTAAATAATATTATAGTATCATGCTGTAAGGTACAATATGGAAACCAAAGAGGTTCTTATAAAGATATTCTTGAAGAAGATCGTATTTATTTAATTTTATCAATCCGAGAATTGACATTTAAAACAGGTGAGCAAGCACTAATGATGCCTGTTGGTAAAAAATCATGTAAAACTTCGAGTTGTAAATCACAAGAGTCTGTAGAGTTAAGAACTAATAATTTACAATTTAATTCCATTGTTGAAAAATTTGAAAAGTATTATGATGAAGGCAATAGGTGTTACTCTATTGCAACTAAAAATTATGGCGTTATTCCAATGGCACCGCCTACTATCGGGGTTATGAGGTGTATAACTGAGTATATCAGAGATAGAGAGGAGAAAAATCAAAACTGGGATAAATCTACATTAGCAGTGTTGCCTTATCTACAGAGAGAATGGCGCGGTTGGAGCGAAAAGGATATTTTTGCTAAGATTACATCATTTCAAGGCTGGGATGCTACTAAATATGCAATTGTATATAGATTAGCTGAAGAGATGAAAATAGGTGTAAAACCGGAAATGAACTTTCCATGTAAAAGCTGCGGTGAGGGGGTCACCGTTCCGCTAACGTTTCCCGGCGGTATCAAGGCTCTTTTTCTTATTCCAGATATCTCTTCTGAACTTTTATAAGGTTAGAGTATTATTATTAGAAAAGTTGCATCTTCAGCCGTCTGAACTGGATTTGCTTCCTTTCTATGAATATGAATTTACATTACAAATCTATAATGATTTGTTGAAAGAGCGTAATAAGCAAGAACAACAAAATACTAAAGACACTGAAGATAAATACAATATGGATGGGATGGCTAGAAAGTTTAAGACACCAACACTACCAAAAATCTCCATGCCTAAATTGTAAAAATAAAAATCTAAATGGCTGCTGTAACTTTAGCAAATTTAATGGATCCTTTATCTAAGATAGCTGCCGCTACTGAGGCTTCTGCTGAAACTCTTGGTGCAATAGTATCTGCACAAGATGCACAACTGCAGGCTGAAGTTGCATTAATAACAAGATTGGATAGACTTATTCAAGTACAAGAAAAAGCTGACTCATTAGGTGCTGGGGATCTTTTGTTAGCACGCGAAATGAAAAGGCAAACTTCTCTACTGAAAAAAATTGCAGGGGCGAAAGCAGGCGGTGATGCTGCGGGTGCAATTGGGGATGGAGGAAAGAAATTAAAAGAAGGTGCAATGGCGTTAAAGGCGCTAGGTGCTGGTGCTGGTACATTAGCAAAAGGTTTAATTGTATTTAATTTTGTTCCTAAAGGAGGAATTACTAAGTTTAAAGATACTGTCAAGGATTTATTTGACATGATGACTCAGTATAAGACAAAGGAACTAAAGGAAGGTGCTGAAGCATTTGCACTAATGGCTAATTCTATTGGTAAATTCGCAGTCGGTTTAGTAAAGGCTGCGTTATTATTGCCAATAGGTTTACTTGGTATAAAACTATTAGGAATTGTTCTTAAAGCAGCAACCCCTATATTTAAAAAATTAGGTAAAGAATCCAAAGATATTAATAAAGGTGCTAAAGCATTAGATTTAATGGGAACAGGCTTGTTATCATTTGCAAAAGGATTAGCTTTAGCAGGAATAGTATCTGTGGTGGGATTAATCGCAGTACCATTTTTAATACTCAGTATAGCTCTAATTGGGGCAGCATTCTTCTTATTAGGAAAAATAGCAACCCCTATTAATAGAGGATCTAGGGCATTAGATAACATGGGTGATGCATTAAAATCTTTTGCACTCGGTTTAGCAGGGTTTGCCTTAGTTACTT